CTAATCCATCACTAAGGTCCTGTGTGAGGACATCTATATTGTACTACTTGATTTTAATTGTTTTTGGTTTCTTTTCTTCAGGAACAATACGATCTACATTGATATGTAGCATACCATCCTTCATATCAGCACCAGTTACTTCCATGTATTCTCCAAGAGCAAATGATCGTGTAAATTTACGACCTGCAATACCCTTGTGAACTACTTCTGCATCTGTTACTTCTACAATCTCACCCTTAATAACAAGAGTCCCATTGTCTACAGATACATTGATATCTTCCTTTGAAAATCCAGCAATAGCTAATGAAATTCTATATGTGTCTTCATCTAGTTTAAGAAGATCATATGGAGGATATGAGTTTGAATTTACTTTATGTGCATTGTTTAAACGGCTTAACTCTCTGTTAAAGCCAATAAAAAAAGGATCATTGAAAAGATCCATTGTGAAACTATTTACCATTTTATTCCCCTTTCAAGCGAATAAGTTAATATACCCCTCATTCGAGCAGGTATCTAATAATTATAGCATATGTTAGTGGTCTTTAAGTTTAAATACAAACAGGCATGGGTCTCCACCATCATCCCACTCTTGCATCTCTTCATCTGTCATGTAAGGATCTCCTTCATGTGTATTACAAAAAACAGGGGATATCCATCCTCTATCAATTCCGTTGTTCATCCAAATATCAAATTCAAATGTGTCTTCGTCTTTTATCATGACTCTCCTAAATACTTACGATATCAATTGGACCCATACAGGTTGGAGAAAATTTTATTGCTGCTCCAACAGCTGACTGCAGTCTTCTGCGTGGATCTTTTATTTTTTCTGTAGCATGAAGTGCGCCATAGGCATACTCTGCTCCAGACCCCATAGCAAGATAATCTAATTCATATTTTGATAAAGACATATCAGCAGAACTATGTTCATAGATCTGTCCTTTAACCGCAATGATCAAACCGAAGTCTGAATCTTTTCCTGTATCTATCCACCAGTCTGTATAAAACTTTTTAAGTTGTTTGATAAATTTAGTTTGCATAAACTTATCTGTATCACGAAGATCTGGAATGTCTGGATTAAAGTTATAGCGAAGTCTTTCACCATCCATAGATCCAGCATACCCAATTAAATATGGGCCAATCTTCCAAACTTTAGGAGCAGTCAATGATAGAATAGTACCATCGTCTGATGCACCACGATCTCCAGCCATATATATTTTATTTTCATGGCGTACAACAGCGATACAAGTCATGACAAAACCCTCCCCAAGTAGATATATCTAAGTATATCATCCCTATGGAGGGCTGTCAACAAAGGCTAAATATGACTAACTAGCCTTTTTGTCTACTGATTTAAAAGCATCATTAATCTCTGCTAATGTAAGCTTTCCATCGTCCAAAAAAGCTCTTGCCAGTCTTTCAACAACTGTGGCTACGCCTAATAGTCCTGCTAAGAATACGGCCTGCATAGTATCAATTCCTACTACTGCTCCTGCTCCTAAGACTGATAGTCCTGATGCTGCGAATACCGCTAAAATTCTCATAAGAATATTTGTTATTGCTTTTTGTGGGTGCTCTTTTTTAGGGGGTTCTACTACTGTTTTTCTGGTTGCCATTTTATTCCTCCTTGTTTCTAATTGGACTAGTTAGTATCCATAGGGCTGTTGTTGCCATGATGCCATATCCAACAATTGTCTTAGCACTACCGTCCAAAACTACCCAGGCTATAAACATTCCAAGGAGAGTCCATGCCTGGTCTACCATATCCTTTAGGATATTTTTTACTATTCTTACCATCTTCTTCCTCCTCGTGATGCTGGTGAACTTGATCCTCCACCAGAACTTCCACCACCCGTACTTCCACCCGTTGATCCACCCGCTGCAACTGCTGCTGCGTTAATAGCTGCTCCTGCTGCTACAACTGTTGCCACAACCATGTCTGTTGCTTCTTCTCTTTCTTCTGTTGACATATCAGCACCAATACTTCCAAGTGCTGCAAGAGCTGCTCCTGGGTCTGAGAATGCCTCTTGTAATAAAGCTCCAGGGTCTTGTAGTAATTCAACTTGCGCTGCTACTTCTGCAGTAATAACAACTGCGTTTCCTTGCTCATCTGTTCTAACATCTACAGGTGTTTCTGCTGGGAGATCTTTATACTCAATCCCAGAATCTTTGATTTGCTCAGAACTTAAAGCTTCTCCATCTGCTGAAGCGACCAATGCATCTGCTACTAAAGATTTTTCTGATTCATTTAACTTACCGCCATCAGCAGTTAAAGCCTCTACAAGATTAGCAACCTCGGCTTTACTAACATTTCCATCAGCCATTAATGTATTTACAACTTCTGCTGCTTGTACCTGAGTGATTGTATTACCAGTAATTACTGCTGCTACTGCTTCTTTTACTTCTTCTTTAGTTGTTTCACTATTTGCTTTTTCAGCAGCAATTCTATCTGCTTCAGCTTTAGCATCAGCCTCTGCCTTCAATCTTTTTTCTTCAGCAATTCTATCTTCCTCAGCTTTTTCTTTGGCCTCTTTTTCTTCAGCAATTCTTTCTGCTTCTAGTCTGGCATCTTCTTCGGCTTTAGCTTTTGCCTCCGCTTCTGCCTCTAATCTTTCCTCCTCAGCAGCCTTGGCTTCTGCTTCTGCTTTTAAACGAGCCTCTTCTGCTGCTTTAGCTTCTTCCTCTGCTTTTAATCTTTCTTCCTCAGCAATACGTGCCTCTTCTTCAGCTTTGGCCTTTTCTTCTTCCGCAATACGTGCCTCTTCTTCAGCCTTTAATCTCTCTTCCTCAGCAATCCTAGCTTCTTCTTCAGCTTTTAATCTCTCTTCTTCGGCTATCCGAGCATCTTCTTCTGCCTTTAGCCTTTCTTCCTCAGCAATACGAGCATTTTCTTCAGCAATTCTTGCTTCTTCTTCTGCTATTCTGGCAGCCTCTTCAGCTTTTGCTTTTTCTTCCTCTGCTTTAATTGCTTCTTGTCTTGCAATTTCAGCTAATCTTTCTTGTTCCGCTCTAATAGCAGCCTGTCTAGCAGCCTCTTGTTCCGCAGCAATACGATTAGCCTCTGCTATAGCAGATTGTCTTTCTGCTTCAACCCTAGCTGCTTCAGCGATTGCTGCTTGTCTTTCTGCTTCAACTCGTGCAGCCTCTGCGATTGCTGCTTGTCTAGCAGCTTCAACTCTAGCTGCCTCTGCTAATATAGCTGCTTGCCTTGCTGCTTCTTGCTCAGCAGCTATTCTGGCAGCCTCTAATTCTGCTGCTAATCTTGCTGCAGCCTCTGCCTCAAGCCTTGCCTGTATTAATAATGTTTTTGCTGTAGATACTGTAGAAGTTTTTGCGTCAATTCTTGATTGCAAGGTTGCTTTTACATTTTGATTTAAGACAGTTGCTGTTGCGGTATCTGCTAATAATTTTAAATCTTCTGCAATAGACACTTCTGATAAGGTTCTTATCTCTTGATTTTCATAATTAGTAACTGCAGTATTTGCTGCTGACTGTCTATCTAATTCTTGTTGTGCTGCTAAAGCAGCAGCTACTTGAGCATCTTTTTCTGCTTGAGTCAAACCAATTTTTAATGTAACAACATTTGAATTTTCAGAATATAAAGCAAGAGTATCGTTATCTGATCTAATATGAAATGACCAGATAGTTCCGCTTGGCATTAAACTTTCAAGCAGTGAATGATCAATTGTTATTGTTGTATTTAAAGAATTAGGACCACCAACATTTCCAGTTGCAATTCCCCAACCATTTTGTCCTTCAGTATTAAGACCTATTGCATATCTTTCTGGTTGAGTGTTACCAGTATTTGGGGCTTCCCAAGTCAATACTGTTGAAGTTTCGCCATCTACAACTGTCAGATTTCTTGGAGCACCTATGGTGTTTGCTACTGGAGCTGCTTGAGATGTAAAGGCTGATGCTGGAATAATTTGCATTGATCCAGATTGATCCCAGTTTAAAAATACATTTGCTCCCCCGCCATTTTCATAGTACATTAGCTCTATGTTTTTAGGAACTCCTGCTGTAAAAGATATTGGGGCACTTACAGTTCCTCCACCACCTTTATCAACCCAGTCATCTGCTAACAAGACTCCATCAATGTATAGCTTTGTTCCATCGTCTGCTGTTGCTAAAAATGATATATCTTGCGTAGTGTTGCTAAGAATATAGCCAGTAAACCTTACAATAACATCCTCTGATGGGCCTCCAAGGACTGATCCAGAACCCCACTGAAAGTCTACATTAGGAACATTGACTGTCCTTACTGGAGAGGCTCCTTGGGGTATGTATGGGGCATTGTTTTGACCATTAACGCTATAGACTTCAGCAGTTAAACCTTCTACTGCGTGGGCTTTTTCCATTATTAAAATTAAGGGGGCTAGGACTAATGATATAACCATTAGAATTCTTAATAGTTTTTTAATTATGCCCTCCTAATCATAATGATTAATAAGGCTATTATATCATTTTATTGCAAAAGAAAGAGGGCTGGCACTTAGCCAACCCTCTAACTTGTGAAGTTTAATTACTTCTTTAGTGCAACCTTAGCTTTTGGATTAGCCTTGTTCCACTTAGTAGCCAACTTATTGTATTCGTTCTTATAAGTTGCCTTTGCTGCTGCTGCTGCGACATCAGATGCTGCCTTAGCATTAGCCAATGCGAGATCTGAAACTGCCTTAGCATCTGCTAGAGCCTTATCAGAAGCAACCTTTGCTGCTGCTAGAGCATCGGCAAGAGCCTTGTCAGCAGCAGTTTTAGCTGTTACTGCCTCTGCTTTTGCGTTAGCAAGTGCTGCATCCGCAAGAGTCTTTGCTGTCTCTGCTTCAGTCTTAGCCTTTGTATCAGCATCTGCTAGTGCCTTGTCTGAGGCAGTCTTAGCATCTGCTAGTGCCTTGTCTGAGGCAGTCTTAGCATCTGCTAGTGCCTTGTCTGCTGCTGCTTTAGCAACCTTTACAGCCTCTGCTGCTAGTGCTGCATCTGCTGAACGTCCAGCCTTTTCTAATGCAATTGAAGCCTTTAGTGCTGCAATGTCAGCAGCAAGGTCAGCGATAGTAAACTTAGCAATTGCTGCTTTTACTGGTGCTGCAAAACCTGCTACTGGAGTAACTAGTGTTAGGCCAGTTACAATTACTGTAACTTCTCCTGCTACACCTACTGCAAGTGAGTATGAAGCAACTTCTGGAGATAATGCCTTAACAGATGAACCGTCAGCAAAAGTTGAACCAACGATTGTTGCTGTTACTGTATCTGAAGATGCGTTACCAAAAACGTCAGTTGTAACAACTGCGATGGCTGGAACTGTTCCAACTGCTGCTGCTGTAGGAACTGTAACTGCTAGATTGTAAGCAGGTCCTGCTACACCCTTAACAAAAACGATTGTTGAATAGGCACCATTTGTAATGGTAACTGAACCAACTGCTGTTGATGTTGTGTATGCGTATACAGTAATTGCTGCCCCTGTTGAAATGCCAGTTAGTGCAGAAACACCACTGTTAACATTCTTTGGTGCATCTACTGTATTAAGAGCAGAAACCAACTTGACTGTTGGTGATGCTGTAAAAGTAACAGATGTATTTGCATCTGCTGTTGCAGTAATTGCAACTGTACGTGCTGCATCAATAACGTTAGTTGATGGAACAGCAATTGCTTGAGGTGCTGCAGTAGTAGTTACGTTAGTAACTGATGCAACTGTAACAGCAAGAGGTGCTGCGCTAGATGCTGTTGTTGATAATACTGTGCTAGTCAGGGCTGCAGCGATGACAATAGCGATTTTCTTGAATGAATTCATCTTTCTCCTTGTTAGTTTGAATCTGATCATTTAATCAGAATTTTATAGTAAATTAAATTTACCTAAGAAATCACTGATTTCGTCAGTCATTTCCTTTGAATCTAATTCTATCATACCCTTGTCCTTCTTTGCAAATTTGGCTGAATTAGCCCACGTATGGACCTCAACCTCAACATTAAGGTTTTTAGGTGTATGAGAGATGGCTCCGAATACTGCCCCACAAACAGCATCCGCTAAGTCCTTAGATTTTTTACGGGGGTGATCTACACGATTACCCTTCATAATCTTTAACTCTGATAGTTCTTCTAATAATAAAGGAATCATAGGCATGGCTACTCTTTCCTCATAAACCATCATAGCTAAATCTTCATAGTGTTTTTTGGCAACAGATACTGTTTCTGTTCTTACCCC